GTCAAGATCGAGGGCGACATGCTGAAATCTGTTAGTTCAATAAGTTGCAATAATGATGCAGAACTAGGAGAGATTATAGCAGAAGCTTATACTAAAGTAGGTAAAGATGGTGTGGTATTAATGGAAGAGTCACCAACTGAAGAGACGTATGTCGATGTTGTAGATGGTGTACAAATAGACTCAGGACTCACATCTCCACATTTTGTTACTGATAAGGACAAGCAGATTTGCGAGCTTGATAACCCGTTAGTATTAATAGTATCTTCAGAAATCCCTAATATAAGAAGAATACAAACAATATTAGAGCATGTTATAAAAACAAAACGTGCTTTACTTATTGTAGCTCCAGTAGAACAACAGGTTAAAGCTGCTCTTCTTATGAACAAGGTAAAAGGTAATATAAAAGTTAATATAGTTGACTTACCAGGCTTTGGACCAACAAAAGAAGATACAGTTGCTGATTTAGCATTTCTTGTGGGTGCGAAAGTAATAAACGAACAACTAGGTGATGATCTTGATTTAATAGACATCGATTGTTTAGGTGAAGCTTACTCAGCAATAACCGATGATAAAAACACTGTATTAACTATAGATACTCCAGAGGATGAGATGGAAGAGAGAATAGAGAGTATTAAGAAAACTATAGATAAATGGGATAAAAACCCGTTTATACAAAAGAAACATAGAGAAAGATTAGCCATGCTATCTGGATCTGTTGGAATAGTAAAAGTCGGTGCTGACTCTAAAGTTGAGATGAAAGAGAAGAAAGATAGAGTTGAAGATGCTATCTGGGCAACTAAAGCAGCATTAAAAGAAGGGATAGTGCCGGGAGGAGGTGTGGCACTGTTAAATGCCTCACAAAAAATTTCGACCGACTGCGTCGGTGAAGAGATACTACTAAAAGCTATAACTTCTCCTTTTCACACTATACTAGCAAACGCTGGTTTAGAGCAAGTGGAACCAAGGCCAACTAAAGGTTTAGGTGTTGATGTTGTAACTGGTGAATCAGTTGACATGATTAAGTCTGGTATCATCGATCCAGTACTTGTAACTAAGTCAGCATTGAAAAACGCAGTAAGTGTAGTATCAACTATAGTATCTGCAGATTGTGTAATTTCAAACATGAGAACAAATGAAAGCAATCAATAGATATATAATAGTAGACAAAATAAAAACAGAACCTAAAAAGGTTGCTGGGTTGATCATGACGGATAATACTGATGTAGACAACCGTTATATAAAAGCAAAAATAATATCGTGTGGGAATCTTGTTGAGGGATTACAAGATAATGACACGATATATTACGATAAACATGCTGGACACGACATTTCATGGAAAGATACTCTTTATAGAGTTATTCGTGATGGTGACGTTGTTCTAGTAGATTAGACCTAGACCAAAGCCCAAAGACTAAAGACCTAAACCCAAAGACAATTAACCTAATTATTAACCCTAAAAATTACAAAATGGAAAGATATTTGTATTTTAGACAAAGCGCTACGTTAACAGACGATCATGATGAGGTTACTGGATCAACAATATATCCTGCTTCTTCTTTCATGGGAGCTTGTGCTGGTGATTCTGCTTTAGGAGGTGCGGTTGCAGATGATGATGATAGATTATCTCTGTTCTTCAAGCCAAAAGCAAAGCAACCAGGAGGAGCTGGTGATGCTGATGACGCTTCTGCAGATTACAACGATGTTGTTGTTTTAGATCTCGCAGCTGTTAACACTCAAAAAGCAGCTTTAACAGATTTAATTAACAAAATCTATGGTCAACCTCACCTTAATGGTTTGATTGATGTATATGATGCAGTTAATGGAACTGGTATTACTGGTGTATCTGGTATACACGTAATTGAGCACTCAGAAACTGCTGACTAATCTTAGATGAGATTAACAGCGCAGGATCTGCGTGAATTAAATATCCTTAAGTATTACAGGCTCACTAGAAAGTGGGTCTGTAAAACTTACGGGTTAAAAGACGCAGACTTAGAATTATTAATTTATTTAGATTGTAAAGGAAGATTTACACGAAAAGACTTTATCGACGGTATTTACACATATTCATGGGATAAAGCAAGATGGGACAGATTAAGAAATGAAGGTTGGATTGATGTATGGAGACATAGAAACAGAACAACTATAATGTACTCTGTATTTAAAACCTCGTGGAAATGCTCTCAAATGATAAGTAGGATATATCGTATCCTATTAGGTGAGGAAGACTTACCCACTTCAGAACGAAGTGTATTTTACAAGAATAAATCATATACAGATAAAGTTTATAATAAAGCTATAGATGATATGATAAAAGATAAAGATAGATAATGGGATTTAAACTAGGTAAAGAAAGAGGGTTAGAAGCTACTGGTGGTGAAATCAAAACTAAATTAAGTTTTGGTAGAAAACCTCGTGGTGAAGAATCTATACCTGGTACACCTATTATTAGAGTACCGCTAGAAGAAGGAGTTATGGGTGAAGCTAATATGGATGGTACTATATATATAAATGAAAATATAACACCTGGTAGTTACGAGGATAAACAGGTGATAAACCATGAAATGAGGCATGCAACAGATATGAAGATAGGTAAACTTGCTTATAATGATAACAGCGTTACTTATAATGGTAAAGAGTTTCCTAGAATGGATATTGATGGCGTAGACTCTATATTAGTAGATGGAGAATGGAAAGAAGCTGGGGACACTGGGTTTCCATGGGAAAACGATGCAAACAACGGAATTAAATAATGAATATATTTAAAGATAATAACGATTGGAATGAAAAAACTATAATTGGTGCGATGGCATTTTTTGTTATGTGCGTAGTTATGGCTTTTGATCTTTCAACTGGTTATTGGGGATTAGAATTAACTATAAATGAATTTGTATATGATTCATTTGTATGGGTTACATTAGGATGCTTTGGTATTGCAGGTGTAGAAAAATTCGCAAAAAAATAAATTATGTTAGGTAAACTATTTTCCGGAGGAGCTGCTGATTTAGTAAAGAGCGTAGGTGGAGTTATAGATAACTTACATACATCTAAAGAAGAAAAGCTTGAAGCGGAGAGAAAAATAAAAGAATTAGTTGCTAACTACGAGATTGAGATGGAAAAGAACATTACATCACGTTGGGAGGCAGATTTAAAATCAGATTCATGGCTTAGTAAAAATGTTAGGCCTATGGTATTGATATTTTTAATAGTATGCACCATGCTATTAATATTTATAGACGCAGGTGCAATAAAATTCAACGTTAAGGATTCTTACGTTGATCTATTACAATTAGTATTAATAACCGTGATCGGTGCTTATTTTGGTGGTCGGTCATTTGAAAAAGTAAAAAAATAAATAAAATGGGAAAATATTTTACAGTAGAAGTAAAACCAACAATAGACGTAGCTGCACTAGCAGCTGGTAATATTACAGATGCCGAAATACTATTTGACTGGGCGGCTTTTGATATACCCAAGGGAGCGGCTAAGTTGCTCGGAATAACAATGAGATATACGGGAAAAAACGGGGTTGACTATACTCCAACTGATATTGAACTTTTCTGGGCAAAAAGTCTTAATAACGTAGCACCTGGAACTCTTGGAGACGATGGAGCGGCTGTAGATACGTTTGGGTGGTTTCCTCAAATTATAGGAAAAACATTCATGGATTCTAGTAACGGTAGTAATGATGGAGATTTAATAATGGGTAATATAGTAGTAGCAGGAGCCCCTGGAGGTGGTACTTTAGGGCAATCTAACGCTAACAATCTACCTATGAACAATCAATTAGTTTTACAAGGAGAACCTGAGAGTGGTACTAATGTAGGCTATGATAGATTATATGTAGCTGGAATAGCAAAAGGTACTCATAATTGGGGAGCGTCAACAATGACAGTTGATGGAACTATGGTGACAACAAGCCCTGTTTTAACCGTTGCTGATTTATCACCAATACTTTCTGGTGTTGGTCCAGGGGATATATTAAGAGATGAAGACGGTAATTTATTTGGAACAGTTAAAAGTGTTGACTTGGCAACTCAAATAACTTTTGAAGATAATTTAGCACACGCAAGTGCTAATGACAAATTAGTATATAATACAACGCCAGTAACACTTATATTATCGTTTGAAAAATAAATAATTAAAATTAAATTAACTTAAATTAAATAAAATGGCAACAACTAAATTAAAAGGTACGAGTAAGAAAATTAAAGAACTTAAAGGTATAAAACCTGAAAAAATAACTGACGAACAGTTAAAAAAAGTTCAAGAAACCGTAAATGCTATAAATAGAACTCAGTTAGAATTAGGTTCTATGGAAATAAAAAAACACGAAATGATGCATAGTATTGCAGCTCTTAGAGAAGGGTTAACATCAATGCAAGCAGAGTTTGAAAAAGATTATGGTACTTTTGATATTAATATCCAAGACGGAACAATAAACTATCCAGAAAATGGCGAAGCTGATAAGAAAGATTAGTATCGGTAAAGACTATAAAAACGATGCCATGCATTACGCCGTAGGTCAAGAAGTTTATGGAGGTCATGTTATTTGTGATATTTTAGAAGAGCAGGATAAATATTCTATTTATATCAAAAAAAAGAAAGATGTATTACCTTGGAAAGACTTTAATAAAAATATGGCTGTATCTGTAGAATATAATCTCGAGTACTAATGAAAAGCGTTCACAACTTTGTTGTAGCGCCAAAAGGAGAAAGATATAATAATACTAAAAAAGTTGGTGATTCGGAATTAATTATTAATACTGAAATTTATAATCACCAATACGTAAATAGAGAAGCTATTGTTATATCAACTCCAATAGCGGGACATACAGAAATACAAGCTGGAGATACAGTTATAGTGCATCACAATGTGTTTAGAAGATGGCACAATGTAAAAGGCATAGAAAAAAATAGTAGAGCTTATTTTGATGAGTCTACTTATTTCATAAACCACGATCAAATCTTTTTATACAAAAGAGATAAAGAGTGGATAGCTCCAAAAGGTTATTGTTTTATAAAACCTTTAAAAGCTGTGGATCAATTTAATATTGAATCTGAAAAACCATTACAAGGTATTGTTAAATATTCAGACGGTACAGTAGAGGTTAATGACTTGGTTGGATTTAGACCAAGTAGTGAATATGAATTCGTCGTTGATGGCGAAAGACTATATCGAGTTTTATCTAATTTTATTACTATCAAATATGAATATCAAGGAGACGAAGAAGAATATAATCCAAGCTGGGCAAAGAGCAGTTGATGAGCTGATTAAAGTCGCTAAGGAACCTATTGTAGATTCAGATGACGATATATCAGCTGATAGATTAAAGAATGCTGCAGCCACTAAAAAACTAGCTATATTTGACGCATTTGAAATACTTAACAGAATCCAAGAAGAAGAAAACTTGCTTGAGGGCAAAGCACCTGAAGAGACAAAGGAAAAAGTCTTTAGAGGATTCGCAGAAGGTAGATCTAAGTAATGTACGAGCAAGATTTAGTTAAAATAATACAACCTGTAAAAAAAACGACTATTAGTCGTCTTAATAAATCTAAAAAATGGGAATATGGATACAATAAAGAACATGATATTATCGTTATATCAAGAACTGGGCAAATTGGTGAAATTTTGCAAGTGCAAAACCTGCAAATCGCTTTGCCTAAGGTGCCAAAAAACGTGTACTTGCATCCCAAAAACAAATGGGTAAGATTTGAACAACCTAAAGATTTAGAAAGATTAAAAAATATATTTGATTGGAGAGCATATCCTGAAGAGCAGAAGGAACAGTGGTACGATTATATAGATGAAGAGTTTAAAAGAAGAGAAGATGGATTTTGGTTTACTAATAATGGAAAACCAACTTATATAACCGGAACTCACTACATGTATCTACAATGGAGTAAAATAGATGTTGGAGCTCCAGATTTTAGGGAAGCAAATAGATTATTTTTTTTATTTTGGGAGGCGTGTAAAGCAGATAAAAGATGTTATGGTATGTGCTACCTAAAGAACAGAAGATCAGGGTTTTCGTTCATGTCATCTGCAGAAACAGTTAATTTAGCTACTATTTCAAGTGATAGTAGATATGGTATACTCTCTAAAACAGGTAGCGATGCAAAGAAAATGTTTACAGACAAAGTGGTACCTATTAGTATTAATTATCCTTTTTTCTTTAAGCCTGTTCAAGATGGTATGGATCGTCCTAAATCTGAATTAGCATATAGAGTTCCAGCTAGTAAGTTTACTAGAAAAAAGATTACAGCTAACGAGCAGCTAGAAGACATACAGGGATTAGATACAACTATTGATTGGAAAAATACAGGAGACAATAGTTATGATGGTGAGAAATTAGCGTTATTAGTACATGATGAAAGTGGTAAATGGGAAAGACCTGATAACATACTAAACAACTGGAGAGTTACAAAAACTTGTTTAAGATTAGGTAGTAGAATTATAGGTAAGTGTATGATGGGTTCAACAAGCAACGCGTTGGACAAAGGAGGCGATAACTTTAAAAAACTATACAATGCATCAGATGTCACTAAAAGAAATAGAAATGGTCAAACAAAATCTGGTTTATACTCTTTGTTTATCCCAATGGAATGGAACTACGAAGGATTTATTGACGAGCACGGAATTCCAGTATTCACTACTCCTGACAGCGATGTGCTCGCCCCAGATGGCGAATTAATAGATGTAGGTGTAATAGATAATTGGCAAAACGAAGTAGATGGTTTAAAAGATGATCAAGATGCTTTAAATGAATTTTACCGTCAATTCCCAAGAACTACAGAACATGCATTTAGAGATGAGACTAAAAATTCTATTTTTAATCTTGTTAAAATATACGAACAGATAGATTACAATGAGGAAATGACTAGAACGTTAGGATTAACAACTGGTAATTTTCAATGGGTTAACGGAGTAAAAGATACACAAGTAATATTTTATCCAGATCCAAAAGGTAGATTTAAAGTTAGCTGGGTTCCACCTCAGCAACTACAAAATAGAGTGGTACTCAAAAACGGTATAAAACATCCTGGTAATGAACACATGGGGGCATTTGGTTGTGACTCTTATGATATATCGGGAACTGTAGATGGAGAAGGTTCTAAAGGAGCATTACACGGCTTAACCAGGTTTAGTATGGAGGACGCTCCTGCGAAT